TCTTATTATTATTAATAATATATTAGTAGTAAATATTAATTGGAGGAAAGGCTATGAAAGAGTGTAATTTTATAAAAAATTGCTTTTACAATAAAAACTATATATTTATTTTATTTAATCAAAATATGACTCTTTCAGGGGATTATAGTATATTAAATTCAAACAATTATCTTATAATAAAAGATTCACTAAAAATAAAATTAACTAAATTTTATAGCAATGTTTATTCCTATAACTCCAATTATGCTACTTTTAGAATAAATGATTCTTATTTCTTTGAAAATGCTTTATTGAAGTGTGGATATATAGATACAAATAATGTTAAATTTATAAATAGCGCATCTGGATATACCCAAGACATTTGTACTACTATACCTATTGAAAAAAAAGATTTTTATTTATCTATTACAAAATGTAATTTTTATTCCTATAAAAACAATTCAGTTTCCTTAATAAATAAAAATAGTATCCCTTATTATGAACTATTTAAGGATGACTTCTTTGTTATTACACCACTTGGAAAGTTTGTACCTAATTCAATTATAAAAAAATCTGTAGATGAATATGAATTTTTATTTAATGAAGAAATAATAAGTACTCCTGAGGATGAAATAACACTATATTCAATAGCTTCTCCTTTATCTACTGATGTTCTTGGTGATAGGATTAAAGGAAATGAAAGCAATAAAGTTTATAATTCAATTCCTACAACTATTAAAAATGTAAGTATAACTTCATACTTATATAATATTTTAAAGCTAAGAGTAGATTTTAACTCCCCTATTCTTAGATATGATTCAAGTGATTTTGATGTGTATATTAATGGAGTTATTGCTCCATCCTATGGTCATTCTTCCTATAAATCTGAAGGAATTTTTCTAACCCTATATAATATTAATTCCTTTAATTATAACTATGATGAATTACTTGTTAAAAGTTCAAATAATACCTTCATATACACCTTAGATTTTCGTGGTTTTAAGGTATATGACCCAGTGGGAAAAGCTGCTGATACTTTTATAGCATTATGTGGAACCATAGAGAAAGACATTTCCTCTTCAATTTTAAAACTTAATTTAGAATTCAATAAAACTCTATTTAAGAACTTTGCAACCTTATCTAAAGGTATCTTATCTTCAAGTAAAGATAATATTTCACTAAATATTGAAGGTATAGGGACATTAAATTTATATGGAAGTGACTTTTATAGTTATGATAATAAAGAATATATAGCTGAATGTACCATAAATGAAGATATTTTAAATATAGCCATAGATTTAATTGAAGATGATTTTTACTCTACTAATATAAATAAAACAAATTATATTTCCTTTTCACCTAACCAAAACCTACAAAGTGTAGATGGCACTTATATTTTAATATCCTATGAAGCTTCAGTAACATTTTCCCCTCCTCCAACTTTAACTATCTATCCTTTGGATGAAGGTAATGAATGGAGCATACTAGGTAAAACAATAGCCAATCCTGTAACCCTAATAGTAGATAGAAGTAAGACCTTAAGAAACTATGGCAATCTTAATGAGAAAACTACATTCTTAAATGACTTATATATAGTTCATGATGATTCCAAAAATATTTATGATGATGTTACTATTACTTTTACAAATATTAAAGCTTCAAATATCTATGTTAACTTACCAGATGAATATAACTTAGTTATTGAGTCATCAACTATTGATTATCAAAAAATATACTAAAGAGGAGTAATAAAAAAATGGATTATATATCAATTGAACCCCCCATGTTAAATAAGGACACCCTATCCTTTAAACTATCTAAGAATATAGATATATCCTTAAATGATATTTACTTATACAAAGATAAAAGTGAAATTTCAAAACAAGCTTTAACCTTATCACAAACTAACAATGAAATTTATCTAACCTCACCTTTGTTTCAAGATAAGTTCTCTATATTCTCAATATTTATAAAAAGCTCACTATACTTTTCAAACTTAATATATATTTACCATTTAAAAAATATAGCTAATACTAAAGAACTCTCCTTCTTATTATCAAAGGCATATTTAAATAAAGATTTATATAGCAGCAACTTTAAAGTAGACAAGATTACTATTAACAATTTTAATTTCATTCCAAATGAAATATACATTAGCTTCTGCAATGAAATAAACGAAGACATATCCTATTTTTTTCAGCAGGATAGTTCTATATTTCTATTTGATAAATTTTCAAAACCAGTTCCTAATGGTAAATACTTAATAAAAATATCAAATAAAGAAGGTGAATAAAATGAAAAGTATAACCTTTAAAAATTCCACCTTATCAAAACTAGATAGTTTATCATTAAATCAAATTAAAATTGAAAATATAAATTCTAAAATTGAAAATATAAATATCTCTAACTCAATGACAATATTAACTGGAACCTTCTATGGAAACCTAAATATAAACAAAAGTTCTTTTATTGTTTTAGACAGTGATTTCTCTTTATTAACTGGTTCCATCAACCTTTTAAATGAAAATACTCTAAAATCAGAAATTCATATTTATGGTTTATTAAAGGATTTAAAAGATGATATTTATATAAATTGCCACTCAAATATTACTTCAATGCTATATATATCCTCTTCTAGTCATAAGATTATTTACTCCTGTATATCAAGAGAAGAAAGTGAGAATAAATTTATAGTAGAGAAAATAGTAACTAAAGATTATACTAGTTCAAATTTAATACCAATTGATCTTAGGGCTCCTTTTACTGGATCACTTAAAGTAAATATAGACTTAGACACAATAGATTTTAAGAACAGTAGCAATATAAAACTTTCAATTATCCCCTACACTAGAATTAACTCATATAATAATTTAAGTAACTCTTCCCTATCAGGAATATCTGGTGATATAGAAACTATAAATCACTTAAAAACTCTAGTACCCAACCTTAAAATTAATGGGACTTACTTTATGGTTAACTGTGTAGATGGAAAAGGAAATCTATCACTATCAGACATAAACATTGGGAACACTAGGCTTTCAGTAATATTAAATGATAAAGAATATTTCATAAATAATTATTAATCACAATTCTCCAAGATTAACATAACCTATTATTAGGTAAATTTTATAATGGAGATGAAATATATGTTATTAAAAATAAACTCTGCAAATATTGTTTCTAACAATGACTCTACTTTAAGTGCTGTTCTTCTAAACGATTTAGGAACAACTCCTATTGATACCCAAAGCATCTCATCTGAAACCAATTCAAAAGATTGGTTCTCATTGAAAGGGTATAATGGATTAACTTTAACAGACCTAGTAATTACACAAGTAACACAAGGCTCTACACCTGCTAATGGTGAAATTACTATTACCTTTACCAATAGTTCTAACCAGGCATCTATTGAAGATATACTAATTCTTTCACCAGGAACAGTGATTCCAACCAATTCACCTTTCTCTAAAATCAAAAATACTGCATCATTAGATACAGGCTTTTCAGATACTTCTCCAGTTGCTTCAGTTACAGAAACTACAATAGCTCCAAAGGCCTATAGTACAAAAGATAATCAATATAACTTCAAACTTGACATAATAACTAAACAAGGTGATTCCATAAGTACTATTACAACAACTACAAATGATCCTATTACCGTTAATGGATTAGTAGTAACTAAAATAGTTTTTGATATAGCTGATAGTGATAATATTTATGATTCTTTAGAAACTTGTAACTACACCATTTCCTTCTTTGATTCATCTGATAATATAATTTATTACGAACCAAGCACAACAGATATTATTTCTGTTTCTTTTGTACCAGTTTAATAAAAAACTAAAGCTAAATAATTTAGAAAATTAAGAGACTTAGATTTTATTCTAAGCCTCTTTTCTTAAATTCTTATTCAACTTCTATTTTGCTTACTATATACTCTTCTTTATAAAGCGTGCAGCCATTCTTTTTCACCTTGATATCTCTATACTTTATTTTCCCACATGCATCTACATAATCAGTAATAAAAATATCATTATTGTTTATATAGTATCTATTGTGGTAATGATTAACCCTTATATTCTTCTTTTCTCCTTGAATATCTATATAGAAATCCTCTTTTTCATCCTCTTTCTTCAATTCTTCATAATTCATAGAAATTTCCTTCCTTATATAAATTAAGCTCAAATTAATTCAAAGAATTAAATTGAGCATATACCTATAGTTATTTAATTTTCATAGAAAAGGAGAAAATATTCTCCTCTACAAAATAATCCTTCTGTTTAGTACCAACAGTCGTAATCTTTTTCGTTCTTCTCTTCTTTGCAATCACACCAGTAGTTATGACCACAATCTTCATCTTTCTTTTCCCATTCAGATACATCGATATATTTTTTACATTCTTTTTTACATTCTTTTTTGCATTCTTTCTTGTCTTCTTCACACTTTGGTTCATGACACTTAGGTTCTTTCCATTCACATTTCTTTTCTTCAATAGTAGAACATCCTAAATACTTAGTTCCTAAATCTATTGTTTCTACCTTATGATGAACTCTATTACAGTCCTCAACATAATTCTTAACAAAGTGACAATCAGTTACCATAATATCATTGAATCTAGTAAAATGGTTGTTATGATAATGCTTGTTAACGATAGTTTCCTTCTTACCACAAACTTCATATTCTTTATCATAGCACTTTGTAGTGCCCTCTTTTACTTTAACTTCACACTTTTCTTCACATTTATCTTCAGGTTTATTGTTATATTCATAATCTTCTTTATACATTCTGATATCCTCCAAAAACAAAATTTAATTATAGTTTATATTATGTATAATTCACATAATATGTGATATATTTCTTCTAAATTTTTATTTTATTTTTGAAGTTATTATGTATCCCCCTCTATTATCCTTAGATATCTCTATGGTTTTGTACTCTTTTGGAATATCTAAAGAATTATTATGAGAAGATTGATATGAAATTATATATTCACCATATTTATAGAACTTATCTTTTTCATAAAGATGGTAATATTCTTCTAGAGTTAGTCTATTATTATAAATAATATTAGAATGAGGTAATCCAACATACCTTATATGCCAAGGTTCATAATTAAAACCTGTCTTGCTCTTTCCTAAAAAAGGATACCTTATTATAAAACCATATTTGTAAGCATTACTATTAACCCACTTACCTACTTGTGATTTTATAAAGTTCTTTTGTGCTAGTGTATGTACATATAGATCTAAAGCCAGTCCAGTCTCATGCTCACTATATCCAACCTTTGCAGCAAGAGAACTATCCTCCTTATATAAATCTTCTTGTTCTCTCTTATCTCTATAAGTAGACATAATTAAAAGCTTGTCCTCAGTATACTCTTTTGAAGCCTTAAGTAAGGATTCTAATGGCTCTACCACCTCTCTATTTACAAAAAGATCTGTATCTCTAAATTCTACCAAATTCAAATTATTGTTATAATCTAGCTTATTATCATTATTTACAAGCCACATATTGTTGGTATATTTTATATTATTATATTTTCCTTCCTCTATATCTGATATATCTACCTTCTGTGTTACAATATCAAGTTCTTCTAGTGTAATACTTTCTCTTTTATCAAATAAAGTCATAATTCCATATTTAATATCAGGTCTTTTTATAGCTGTATAAGCTATCATAATAATTATTATTGCTAGCGTAATTAATATCATATATTTATTTTTTTTCATATAAACCTCCAACAAATTAAGTACTATTTAAATTTATCAATAAGTTCTTATTATTAATTTATGGAAACTTATATTAATCTTAGCAATATCTTAGGATTTTCTTAAAGTTTTTAGTTAAAAAAGACATCAACTAATCAGTTTTTAACAACTGATTAGTTGATGTCTTTATTAATCATATAAATATTTATAGATATAACTTTATATTTGTTGGCTATACTTTGTAAAGCTTACATGCTCCAAAGCTAATAAAATAACCCTAAGATACCTTATTTTTAAGTCTTAATTTATCAGCTATAATTGCTATAAATTCCGAATTGGTAGGTTTTCCCTTTTCATTATGAACAGTGTAACCAAATAACTTATTTATAGCATCAACTTGTTGATATCACTAGCTTTAGCTCCTACTTTAAGCCTTAATTTTTTATATCAAAATATACTTAAATTATGTAACAAAATTACGATAATCAGTTGACATAATCATAAAATATTTATTGGCTTTATTATATAACTTTCTTAACAGATTATCAATATTTATTATGCTATTTTATCAATTATTCTTTTTATAATTTCTTCTTTAAAATTCACTTCTATATTATTTATAGTTTTATTAGGACTAAATTGACCAAATAAATATTCTTCAGCTATTCTTCTTGCAATAACAGCCTTATTGAAATCATTAAAATATCCCAAATGAATTGTAGTATTGTTATACTTAATTTTACCCCTCCATCTATTTCTTTTAGGTAAATATTCAACTCCTATAATACCTGTTTTATTGTCTTTTCTAAGACTTTTATTAAACCCATTTTCTTGTGGAGTAGCACACCTTAAATTACTTTTTCTATTATCTAAAGGATTTCTATTTATATGGTCTACTACTAATCCATCATCTACATTTTCATATATATACCTATGCAGTCTAATATATTTACCATTTATCCTAGTAGCTATATATGGAACATCTTTTGAATTAGCATAATGCCATTGATACTTTTTACATTTCTCTATATCTTCAATATCAATTTTAACTCTCTTTATACCATATTTTTTACTTTCAATTATCATTTGTGCATAATTATCCTTTATAACATATATATTACTTCTCATATTTCCTCCTTTTGCAAATAAAAAAAAGGCAGGTTCGTTTTGAACCCACCATTAATATTTTTCAATCTCTTGCTTTAACTCTTTAAATATTTTATTAGTTAATTCTTTATCCCTATTATTTAACTCATCTCTTAACTTCTTAGAAGATACTTGATCCATATTTCCTTTTACTATTACATCTGTTTTTACATTAAATATAGGATTAATACTCTTTGCATTGTTATCTTTAGTAACTCTAGCCACTTCTTTTGCTATTTCTCTTTTCATCTCTAAAGTAGATGCTAGATGTGTTTTTACTTGTGTATGTGGTGGTACATAAGCCATTTCATTATTTAATGCTCTAGTTACGGAACTGATATTATCAAAAAGTTCCCATCCATTTTCATTAACTTTTGCAATACCACCAACAGCATTAGATGCACCATTTGCATAAGCTTGTACTCTTAATCCGTTACCACCAGCCACTCTAACATCAGTTTGCATACCTACAGTAACACTAATTTTTCTTGGTATATTTTCTAAACTCTTCTTTATTTCATCTATGTTAGATATAACCCCGTCTTTATTCGTTTGTATCTTAATAGGAGTACCATTTAAATCAAGAATCCCTGTTCTAGTACCATCTGTATGCTCTGTAAGTTCATCTAAACTAGCTACAACATTTCCATATGCATTAACCATTTCACCTTTAGCATTAACTGTAGCGCCACCCATTTGCGTTAAAGCACCTAAAATAATATTCTTTGCTCTTACATGTTCAACACCCATACTTTCAACACTATTTGCTATTTCCTTAGTGTATCCACCGACCTTAGCACTTTGAGTATCATAAGCTCCTATAACTTCTTTAGTATTTTCATCTACTAACACAGCTATATCTCTGTATGTTTTCTTATTTTTATCATATAGTGAGTAAAGACCTGTCTCAGTTATCTCATTTAATCCATTATATTGTTCTTTCATTTTATCCAAAGATTCTTGTTTTCTAATATCAGCTCTTGTTAACTCTTCGCCTGTATATTTATTTATAGTTTTAGATATATCTGAATAATGTTCTTCTAATAATTTTCTACTTTCCATGTACTTATCACTAGCTATTTTTAATTCAGCATCTCTTTCAGCTTCTTTAGATTTTATTAATGCTTCTGCTTGTGCTTTTTCTTCACCTGTCAACCTATCAGAATGTAATTTTAATTCTTCTATAGCAGTATCATATTTTTCTCTTATTAAAGCTATTTCTTCATCTCTTTGCTTTATCTTCTCCTGCATATAAGCCTTAGCACCTTCAGCATCTAAATTCATAGCTCTTGCATTAAATTCTGCTTTAGCCTTTAGTAATTCCTCTTGTGAATTAACTGTTGTTTGTAATGCTAAATCACTTATTTCTTGCTTTAATCTATTTATTTCGCCTTCTTCTTGTTCTGTTAATCCTCTTTGCTCTTTATAAGATGTAGATATAATCTCTTTAATCTTATTGGTTTTATCTTTTACTGCCTTTATTTGTTCTTCATTAGATTTATTAATTATTTCTAACATCTTTTTCTCTTGTTCATCAATTGCACCATCTGTATTAAACATATCTGATATAGCCTTATTTGCTTCAGTTTCATGTTCTCTTATTTTAGCTACAATATCTTGACATAGTCTATCTACATCTGAAACAACTGTATTTCTATCTTCTTCAGAAATCATATCATCTATATTAACTTCTTTTATTGTTAACCCTAAATCTCTTATCTTTTCAGATATTGTTTCTAGTTCTTTTTGAGTTTCAGGAGAAATATCATTATTCCATTCTTTGTACTTAAGACCTAATTGCTCCATTTCTTCTTTAGAGTACATAGTAGCACCTGTTAATCTACCTAAAAATATCTCCATTCCACTCATTTCATCTGTTGACTTTAAAATGCTTTGACTATATAAATCTGTATATTCATGCGCTGTATATAAAGCACCAGCTAAACCCCCTAATACTCCAATAACAGGTAATGCTATACCACTCATAATTCCTAATTTAGCACCTAAACCTGTAACCCCAACACTTGCACTTGTACTTGCCGTTGCCATAGCTGTAGTCGCTGTTGCACTCGCTGTTGTAGCTGTAGTATATTTACCTATAAATCTTAATAAGCCACCTATTCCACTAGATAGACTACCTATTCCCTTACTTACACCACCAACTGCCTTTAATAAGCCACCTGTCGCAAATGTCATTAATCCAAAGTTAAGAATAGCCTTTTGTGTATCACTATCTAAGTTTCCAAACCAATCTATAAGATTTTCTAGCCCATCCATTAATTCTGTAACGTAAGGCATTAACTCTTCTCCGAGTTCTAATCCTAAATCAAAAAATCTATTTTTAAGCATTTCTATCTTACTTGCTGTAGTAGCATATCTAGTCTCTGCTTCTTTAGTTAAAGCTGTATTTTCTGACCACGCTGTATTACCTAAAGCTATAGATTTTGTGAATATGTCACTTGCCCCTGAAGCTCTAAGTAAGGTATCTCTTAACCTTACTTCCTTTATTCCCATATCGTCTAAAACCTTAATAGCACTTATTCCCTTAGACTCACAATCAGAAAGTCCTTTAATAAAGGCTATAATTGCACCTGTAGCATCTTGCTTAAATGATTTTTGGAACTCTTTAGAAGACATACCTGCGACTTTAGCAAAATTATTAAGACTTTTGCCACCTTTCTCTACAGCTAGTTGCATTTGTATTAGTACTTTAGAAAATGCACTACCACCTGCTTCCGCTTCAATACCCACCGAACTTAAAGCACCTGCAAAAGATAATATTTGTGCTTCTGTTAATCCTACTTGACTACCTGCTCCCGCTAGTCTTAATCCCATCTCTGTTATCTCTGATTCTGTGGTAGCTAGGTTATTTCCTAACGCAACTATAACACTACCTAATCTATCAAAGTCTTTTTGTGACATACCTGTAATATTTGCTAATCTAGCTAATGATGTAGAAGCTTGTTCACTAGACATATTGGTGGAATCCCCTAACATTACCATAGCCTTAGTAAATCCATCAATATTATCTACTTCTATTCCAAGTTGTCCTGCTGCTTCTGCTACTCCTGCTATACTACTTGCACTCTCTGGCATAGTTTTTGACATCTCTAATATACTTTCTCTTAATTCTGCGAATTGCTTCTCAGTTCCATCTACTGTCTTTCTAACACCCGTAAATGCTGATTCAAAGTCTATTTGAGCTTTCACTGCGTATCCACTTAAAGCTACCATAGGTGCTGAAATCATCATTAATTTGCCACCTACATCGCTTATTGAACCACCGAAGGATTTAAATTTATTTCCTGCTTTCTCAAACTCTTTAGATGCATTTAAAAAACCATTGCTATTTTTTGCAATGGCTTCATTTACATTATTTAATTCTCCTCTTAGCTTAGTTAATTCCGCTTCAGCTTTATTGGCTTCTTTCGTATGGTTATTTATAGCCTTGATATTATTTTTTATTTTATTATCTGCCTCTTTGTATTCTTCATTTAATTCATTCAATTTAGCTTTTAAGGTTATAGCTTGTTCACTTTCTTCCCCATAAGCTTTTACTGCATCTTTATATTGTTTATTAATTTCACTCTTTTGTTTTTTAATTTCATCTAGTTTAGCTTTATTTTCATTCAATTTAGTTGTATTTTTAGCTATACTATCATCATACAATTTCATCTGATTTGTTACATTTTTAATCTGAGTATTTAAAGCACTTTGTTTTTCACCCAAATTAACTAGATTAGCACCATAAGTATTAACCTTTTGACCTGCTAACTGTAATTCAGATCCTGTAAGCTGTATCTGTTTCTTCATTTCAGTTAAGTTTTTTGTAAATTCATCACTTTTCAAACCATATACAACATTTACACGTTTTGTATCATTACTCATTAAATCAACTCCTTCTTACTTAAATAAATCCCTAGCCCTACCAACATAAATCTTCTTTTCTTCTCTATTTCCTTCATCACTTTCCGACCTATTTTGAGCCTTAATAATAGTTGTATAAGTATCTAACAACGTATTTTTAATGTAATTACTAGATAATTTCTCTAATGTTTTTAGTTCTCTAGGACTACTTTTATAAAACTTATTTTCACTCATTCTTAACACACAAGTTCCTATATAATAAAAATGATTCCACCATTTCTCAAAGGCAAAATCATCATCTTTTTCATCATCATCCTCAGATTCTTCCGATTCATCATCATTATTCTCATCGGTATATATTAATTCCTCTTTTAATTCCTCTAATATAAATCTAACCAAATCATTTAATACTTGATATTTAACTTCATTATTACTAATAATATCTTCTTGTATTTCTATAATAGATATCCTTCCATTTGATGCCGAAAGTAGTATTTGTCCTAATTTAATATCAAGTTCCTCTTCATTTTCTTCATTCATAAAATCACTTAAATACTTAAAAGGATTAATACCACTCAAGTTATATAAATTTTTTAATGTACTAAATGAAAAGTACAAACCATATTCCTTATCCCCTATATTTATTTTAAAACTATATTTATCTCCTAACATTTTGCTAATAACCTCCTAATATAAAAAAATAGGATAGGCTATTAACCTATCCATTAAATTAAGCTGGTAAACTTGTTTTTACTGTTGGCTCAGTAATTGTTTTAGCCCAAGTTTTCTTAAATGCTTCTTCGTTATATCCTTCGCTGTCTGTTGATACAATATCCATGTAAACTCCACTGTCTAGTGTAGAGAACTTCATGCTTAAGCTTGTTGACTGTAATTCAGGTGAACCTTCCTTAGTTTTACCCTTTCTTTCTGCTAAATTAAATTGTCCCTTATAAAGTGTTACATAATCTACTACTTCTTCTCCTGTAGTATCATTCTTAGAAGTTTGTTCAAACAAGAACGCTAGATAAGGTTTTACATCCTTAGAAGATTTAATTATTCCTCCACCCTCTCTCTTTTGATGTCCAAAAATATAACACTCCATCTCTTCGTTTAAAGCAGGTAGCGTGATTGATCCATCTATATCTCCTAAAGCTGAGTCAGTTAAGATAATTCTATTACCTGCATGCATAGTTGCAGTATTCTCACTCGCAGTAATAGATACCTCAATTAAATCTCCAAGTTCCTTTGGTGTATCCCAAGTTCCTTCACTTTGTATTTTAGCTACATAACATTTTCCTAATCCATTTTTAACACTGTATTGCATAAATCATCATCCTTTCTTAATAAATATTTGTTTTTTAAATCTCATCGCACAATGAAAAAGACCTGTATTTTTTTCATACAGATCTGCTCCATCAAAATAATAATAGTCCTTTTCTTTTAAAACCTCTTTTATGGTTTCTTCCAAGACTATATAACTTTTTTTACTAAATATATCAACTTGAATTGTAGATGTGTTGGCTATTACTTTATTCCCTGCAAAATCCGAATCTTTATTACTAATTACCTCATACTCGATGTATGTATCACATTTTTCTTCTTCGTCCTTATGTAAAAAATATATATGTTCTCCAACTATATCAATAATTCTTTTATCTTCTAAATCTTTTGCCAAGATGGTTTTTATATTCATTTACTCACCACCTTTACTTAAATCCAAGTATTCTTTTAGATTCTTCTACAGCATCTTCTATAGCATTTTGCAAGTTTCTTTCTATCTTACCTACGTTTGCTTTATTTTGGCTTGTACCATACTCCTCAAAAGGATAATACCAAGAACCAACTTCCACAACGGAATATAATCCATCATCTAATCGCTTTATAGATTGCTTAATAGATTTTTTAGAATATCCACTATCCTCAACTATAGAATCTTCCATACTTTTTTTTATTATTTCTCCACTTGCTCTTAAGGCTCGTCTTTCCTTTTGTTCACTTATTTCCATGCCTTCAACAAAATCTATTAATTCATCCAATCCTTCTATTTTAAAGTTATCCATGTTATATATCTCCAATTAAAACATTAGCCTTAATCTCTAACCATTTATTTAATTCATCAATATTATTAATATCATCAATCTCATAAACAGTATTATTAAAACTAATTTTGTAATCATATGTTATTCTTGAATCATATCGGATTATAAATTTAATAGTTTTTTCCTTTTGCATAGATTTAGCTTCCCAAAACTCCTTGCCATACAAGTGCTTTATCTTAGCTCTACTAGTGAATTCACTGACAAATTCTTTTGCTACTATAAATCCATCTTCTTTAACTTTTGTAATCTTTCCAAAATAAATAGGATGTCTTAATTCACCTATTTTAACTTCAAAAGCCATTATTACATCACTCCTTATTCCTGTGGTTTACTTAAAGATAAAAGGTGCAATATATTTATAGCCATTTTGTTCTTTTGAGTATCTGATGTAACAAAACTATTAGAATTCTCGTACATATCTGCGACATACATTAACTGAAGTAACTTTGACATTTCAACATCTTTAGAATTGTAATAGTAATTAGTGCCGACTAATCCGTCCATCAGACTTTGGCTTATATTTATATACATTTTTATAAGTTCATCATCTTCATCATGATAAACTCTTAAATGTTTTTTTGCTTCATTTAAAGTTAATTCTCTAAAATAATTAGTCATATTAATTTCTCCTTTCTATATAAAAATAGGGGTAGGAGAATTACCCCTATCCCATATGTACTAAGCTTCTATCTTCTTAGCCTTAATCTTGTCTACAGTATTTGCTTTAACATCAAATCTTTCTATTGCTCTTATTAATGTTTTATTAGCTGTAAATCCTGCTTCTGTAGACTTAGCTATCTCTACTTGTTGTCTATCAAAGAATGGTACAGTCTTTAAGTTAACTACATAAAACACCATAGTTTTTAAGTTTGTTAATGTAGGTAAAGTCTTATCTGCCATTTCTATTACTTCCTTATGCTTAAAGAATAAAGTACCATCTGCTCCATAAGAAATATCATCAGATTTTCTTCCACTAGCATCTCTTAAATTATCTAAGTAAGCATAACCTTCTGGATTAGTTATAATAACTAGTCCATTTCTTACGCTTGGAATCTCCTTAGAGATAGTTTTAGCTAATACATCTTCTACCTTTTCTTCTGCTTTAACTGTTACAGTCTTAGAGTTAGTATTAACTACATTACAAATCTCTTTGTTTTCTTTATTTACAGATGCTACAGCAAACTCTTGTGCTAGTACCCCGTCAATAAAGTTAACAGGGGAATCCTTTAGAATGTTGTTACCAACCTTCTTTAACAATCCCTTATCTCCTACCTTAAAATCTACTTCTGGAACTGCTAACATAGTTTCAACCATATCTGTATCTTCTTCTAAATCAGCTAATTCAGCATCTAAAGAAGTTACAGGCATCTTACCATTATCAGAAGTAACTGGAATAACATCACAGTAGTTCTTTAATGCTTTATATCCATCTCTTATAACTTGCACCTTATTAATAAATTCGCTAGGAATTATCGAACTAGTATTAGAGTTAAAGTTACCATCGGTAATTTGTCTTTGTTCCTCTTCTGTTAATCTTTCTCCTAACATAGCCTTTACTAATGCTCTATATTCTAACTCCTTGTTTACTTCTCTCTTTTCCATATTTTCATCATCCTTTCCATTTCTTTTTTGGTTTAATAAATCTCTCATTTCCTCTTGCTCTTGTTCTTCTTCTAAAACTAAAAGATCCTTAGCCTTTCTTAGTTCCTCTTTCTTAGCTTTTGCTTCATCTACTTTTTCTGCTTCAACTAAACCTCTTAATTCCTTTGTTAAATCTTGTATTTGTTGTCTTCTTTCTTCAATTTTCATTACAAAATCACTCCTTTAAATATTTTAGGTTATAAAAAAAAGAACCTATTAAATAAGTTCATTCTCAATTTCTTGTAACTCTACAAATTTTCTTAACTCTTGTAGTTCTTTTGATCTATTTATCTTATTTTTCTCTTCTTCCTTAATCTCCTTAGCCCTAGCACTTACGTTAGTGTTTTCATATGCGGGTATTGGAGTTATAGTCCCTTCTAACATCTCTACCTTTAACAAAGTTCTATGTAATTCATCCGTTTCGGAATTATAAGTCACATCATCCTCTATAACGTAGAAACCAAAGGAACAACCTCTACATTCTCCACTTTTAACTAACTCATAAACATCTTTAGCATATGATAAGTTATTATTAATAGTTGCTCTAAACTTAAGTCCTATATCATCAGCTTCTAAAACTAGAGTATTATTACGAGTAGATGCTAAAACCTTACTCATATCGTGATGATAGACTAAGAAAATATTATGCCCATCTGATAATGTATCCTTAAAGGCATTTCTATCTATCTTTTCAAAAAATCCATTCCATAACTCTACTTCAGTATTAAACTTAGCAATATAACCTTCTAATTCTAAAGTTTCATTATCTTCTGTTATTTCTCTAATCTCGAAGTTGTCAATGCTTCTCAACTCTTTTTCTTTATTCATTTTTATCACCACCTTTCAAGTCTTTGCTGTAATACTCTCTTGTTATATCTAATGGCATATAACCACTTGTTACCATAGGTATATCTCCACCTTCTATATCTGTGTAACCCAAAAGTCTTCTAGAATCATTAATTGTGTAAATTCCCTTATCCATATATCTTGAAACTATCTCAGATTGTTCTTTTGGACTACATTTAAGCATTACGCCTACATTAAATCTTATCTTATATCCCTCTTCTCTAAGAGTTTTATTTAAGATTTTATAATCAGATTCCTGTTCTATAGATTCAAAGATTATCTGTAACGTATCAACCAAAAAGCTTATATTACTTTGTTCTAGAGAATTGTTATTTGTATCAGATAAATCTCCTAACTTACTCATAGGAACACCTAGGGAACTTGCGATTTCTTTTACACTCATTTTCTTAAGCTGTTCAAATTGCGCATCAGACAATGATAGATTTAAAGGTTTTACATCAAATCCCGCAGGTATTGGGAAAATCCTTTCGTTTTTATCACTTCCTAATAAGTAATCAAAGGTTGTCCTTATATCTTCTAACTTACTCCTATCTTGAATATCCGAAGTTGTAGAAATAGCCAACTTATTAGTTAAACCACTGTCAAATAGGCTGTTTAAATATTCTTCTGATTTAATAGAAGTCGCATATGTAGAATCTAATATGTCTTTCGTAGCCAATGTATTAACACCATCTAAAGTAAAATCCTTAAGCAATACCATATCTTTTTCAAAACAATATCCCTCTTTGCCACATACCTGATACTTTATAGCAACCTTATTGTTTTTATTAGACTTAACTAGACCTAAATTATCTATAATAATCTCTAAAACCCTTGCAGGATATAAAGCTCGTACACTACCCTTATAATCTCTATCTATAAGAATACCTGCAATACCTTCATGTTTGTACAGTAATACGAGTGTTTTTAATAAATCTACCGTAGACATACTTTCATTCGGTCTAAGTCTTAGCAATTCATACAAATAGTGTTCCTTAGCTACTACTTCTCCTTTATCTGTATCTTGCTTAATTTCTAAATGACATTTTGCAATACTTTCACTTAGTATTTTTAAACAAGAAAAATATGTGCTACATTTTATATAATCTTTTTTGCTTAAAGGGAACCCTGACACAGTAGTCCAAGTAAAGTTTTTCATGTCATTGTAAGTCATCTTGCTTCTTTTTTCTATTTTATTAAATAACATTTTTTCACCACCTTTCTAATGGTTAGTTTTAGCAAAATCTAAATATAATTAATGATAAGATTATCAAAATTACTGCTAATATATAAAAAGCTATGTATACATTTAAAGCTAAGGTAGTAAAAAATACTATTACAATTGCTATAAATAACAATAGTTCTGCTAAGTTATTCTTATCGTTTATCCAATTCTTTAACTTTTTTATCATGAAACTACCTCCTATATCTTTTTAACTCTTCCATCGGATCATAAATTTTGGGTGGTTCATATAACTTAGTCATACAAAATATTAATGTAGCTAACATATCAATTCTCTTCTTATTTTTAAGAGCCTTATCTTTTGCCAACATTACATCTCCACTCTTGCCTATACTTAAAGTTGCATTTGCTACATTCCAGTCTAATAATTCATTTTTTAAATAGTGAACTTCTTTATTGTAAACTGCATCTCTAAATGCTTTAGTTGATACAGTTAAATTAGTATAAGTTTGTCTCAATAGTATTACATTATAGTCCATTGCTAGACTGTCCATAGTTTGCTTTAGGTTAAATGGATCGGAAACTATAAATTTAATTTTGCAGTTATACTTACCTTCTATTCCTCTTATATACTCTTCTATTTTGTTATAGTTAACAGTTCTTCCATCATGTATATCGCAATAACCTCTATTCTGCATATCATAATAGTCAATCTTTTCTCCTCTTTCCTTCATATTATCTGAAGGTAGAAACCCATGGGACATACAGTAATATTCTCCATTTTCTTTATACATAATAGATACACTAGTAAGGTCTAGAGAAATACTACCATCTACCCCTACTACTACCTCTTTACCATTAAAGTCTATCTTATCTTCCCTACATTCTTTCCAATAATTAATATCCATGTAAGCTTCATTTTTATTCTCTTGAACAAATACGTTCATGGATTTTGTAAGATATTCTTCTTTAGTAGATAATTTTACTTTGGCTATATCCCTGTCTTTGCGAATAGTTTCATAATTTTCTTCTATTCTAAGTGGATTAGCTTGGTAAATACCTATATCATCCCAAAGATGCTCCTCTTCAGCATAGTAGACTAAAGCAAATTGTCTTTCATCTTTAATAGTTCCCTTTAGAACCGCTCTAATATAGTCTAAATCCTCCTCCATAATGGAATTATTAATAGCATAGGCTGTAGTAGTTCTAAATACCAAAGGATTCAATACATTTTTTTGACCTGATTTCATAGCATTAAAGTTGCTATTCTCGTTAAAGTTACCATGTTCGTCAGATACGAAAGCAGAAGGTCTTATAGAGTTGTTTTTTCCACTCTCGCTCGTTCTAGGTTCAAAAAATGAATCCGTTAGGATGCATTTGATTGAACCTGTTTTACTTGTGCTTATCTTAAAATATTTTTTAATTAATGGACTAGCATTTATTATCTGTTCCATACCTTTCTTAATTTCAGCTGATAATTCTTTTGTTAAACAAATTGAATAAAATTCACTATACTTCTGCTCCGTTAACATCAACAAAATAAATACTATTGCAATTAGTGCTGTCTTAGCGTTTTTTCTTGCTATAAATAAAGTAATATCGTTATATCTAAATTTATAATTCCTATGCCTATATCTCCATCCAAAAATATTAGCAATAAAAAAAGCCTGGAATCCACTTAAGTTTTCCAAGACTTGTTTTCCTGCTACAAACCCAGTAGCAAAGTTTATTAATTTTAATAAATCATTTATTCTCTTTAACTTCTTTTTGCTAAAAAAGAACTCAAAATCAATATCTTTTTGCCTGTTATAATAATCTTTTAAGAATATTTCACATTGTTTTTTTACTTCCCATGTAGTTATTTCTCTTCCTTCAACTACATCATTGGCATAATTAATAGCACTATCTAGTACCTCAATTTTCAAATTCTTCTTCATATTCTTCTTCGTCTGCACCTCCTAACACTTGGAGAATAGGATCACTAGAGTTTTGCTTACTCTGTATCTTTAAGTTTCCTAATTTTGCCCTACTTTGTGGAGATAGCGATAATTCACTACAGCATCTTAGAAAATCTTTTTGGTATTTATCCTTTGTAGACATTAACTTACTATCTGCTAATAGTTCTGGTTTATTATCTATCATTAATTCTATTGTATTAACCCTATCTATTGCTCTCGCACAAATGGTAAGAATATAAACATCTAAATTACAAAGGATATTGCTAGCTTCTAACTCCTTCACTATCGCTTTAAATATTTTCTTCTGAGCTTTCGTTAGTTCTGAAGGAGGTTTTATATTATCTACATTACCCTTTAAACTGTTTTCCATCTCTTCTCTAGCCTGTATTTCTGCCTTTGTGTTATGTCTTGACTGTGTTCCAATAGCCTTACATGGTCTAGCCACCTAAATTACCTCCCTTCAAAATTTTTATTTCGGGATTTTTAAAAAACTAAGAGTGACCAAGGACTTTCGTCGCCCATATTTTCACGTTTTTCGGTGTCCCCCACCTTCTTATATAAAAAAATAGGGACTACGTAAGAATAATTATTAATATCCAAACTTGTCCTTATATCTTTCTTTCAATTCAATTAGTCTTAATTGTTCTTTTATCTTTAACTTTTCTCCTTTAAGATACTCTAAATGAACCTTTTTATGGCATTCATCACATAATGGAATCAGATTATCTTCATCTAATCTTTTGTTCCAATCTTCCTTAAGTTCTTCTATATGATGAACATTATCTTTAAACACAATTTCTTCTTTATTAATTAAGCAATTTATGCATAGATAGTTAAACTTAGCACTTACTAAATCTCTTACCCTTATCCATTCATGGGAACTATAGAAGCGTTGTTCTTTAATATCTTTTCTCTCTCTTTTATACTCTTTATATTTATCCTTATCATAGTCTTTATGCTCTCCACAATACCTGTATCCTTGAGGAACTAAAGTATCACATAGTGGATGTTTACACTTCTCATATAGCATCTTAAACCTCCTTATAACCAAAAAGGAGCAAGACTATTTATCTTACTCCTTGTCTATATTTTATTTAAAACCTATCTATCCTCTGAAACAGCTATAACTTCTTGTAGGAAATCAAAAAGAAAAATCATACTCATTGTTACTTTAGGTGTTATTGATTCTAATCTATCACCATGGACTGTATGTCTAGAAAACTCTTCAGCCTTTCTTGTATCACAGTAAAGATTATTATCAATAAATTTGTTATACATATCATCCCTATTAATAGGAAGAAATACTTCTTCACTTAGTATAGTTCTTAATTTTTTATATCTACCTCTATTCGGATTTGTTATATGTTCATTCAACATATATTCAATTACAGTATTTATTACTAAATATGCTGAAATATAATTACTATTCTTTATATTATTATGTACTTCATCTAGCATTTTCTTTACCGTATCATTACTAAATTTATTCTTCCATGATTCAATTCTATTTAAATAGAATATTTTTATTTCAGCGTTTAATATCCATTTCTCAATGTCTTCATTATTTTCTATGACTTTCTCAATTTCTTTATATTCATCCTTACACAGGTATCTAATCGGAGGGAAAATTGTTTTATCCATAAAAACTTCTACTATATCTTCATGCTCTATAAACTCTATTCCATATAATTTTAACCAAAAGTCTTGAAAATCCACATCTTTAAAAATATTTCCAACCATTTGTTGCATAACCCTTACTTGATTATTTATAGGTTCAAGCATTTTTTCAACAATGTTGTTTAACATTTTATTCATGTTGGCAGTTATAAACCTATAGCTTTCCATACTATTTTTTATACTTTCATTCATAAAATTAATAGAATTAAGGGCTGTGATATTAAGTTTAGTCATAGATTTTACATTTTCTCCAAAAGATTTAAGTACAGGTTGTATATTACTAGATACTTTTAAGTTAGAAAGTGAATCTACGCTATATAATTTATACGAAATATTATTTTTACTGTCTGGATTTATCAAATTACTAAGATCTATTTCTTTTCCTTTGTTATTTATTTTCTTATCTTCCATACAACAACCACCTCAAAGGTAATTATATCATACAAATCACATTAACTACCACTTATTAAAAGAAGCAGTCCATAAGTTACACACTATTCTTCCATTTCTAGATGACGTTATTTTTATTTCGTTGACTTGATTTAATTTTAACGCCGATGTAATATCAATCTCTATACTTCCATTTATACCACTCTTAATAGTTGTACCATTGACAATAACACTTACGTTATTAGGTGTAGTATCTTCATAAATTCCATAATCTAAATCATGTGAATGGTTAGGAGTAGAATGAGTATGCTCTATATTATGTGTGTGTTCTATGTTGTGTACATGGCTATTAAGCTGTACCTTGTGCCTATGTTTAACTAAAGCACTATTACCTAGCCATACATGATCCTTAAAACGACCATTAGAATCTACCTTTGGTTCTTCCATAGAAGCAAAGTTACTACTATAAATCTCTTGTAACGGATATTCTGTGCTACCATCTGCATTTACAAAATAATCGCTACTTGCTGTAGTAGTTCCACCACCACCACCTGAAGAAGACTTAGAACTTGCACCCGAAGATGTTTTACTACTAGATCCACTTGTACTTCCTCCACCACTCTTAGCAGCCTTCTCATAGGCTCTATATTTTTGAAATGTTAGATGTAATATAGCCTTTTTAATTTTACTTACACCTTCATCAACTCTAAAAGGTAGTATAATAGGGTAATTAGCACTTAAATTATCTGCAAATACAAACTGATTCTTATTCAAGATACCATCTTCGTCTAAAACAACTTCATTGCCTTCGGCATCAAATATACAAAGTCCATATTTCTTTACGCCATTAACTTCCCTTTCTCCTAAAATAACTCTTACAGTTCCTTGACCTTCACTATTTAAGTCATAAATTTTAAGTCCACTTCCTGTAATTTCAAATAATTTGCTATCAGAATTAATTATAAGATGCTCTCCAACTAATAATTTACCCCAAACAGTTTCTCCGACAAGACCTTTAGGAGTTATACAAAGATTGGTATGCTTAAATCCATCTTGAGTAAATGCAAATATTCCACTAGATAAAAATAGTGCATTACCTTCACTTACTTTATCGTAAATCCATAATCCACTTTCATCACAAATAATTCTATTATGAGTTCCCTTACCTCTTATAATTGCACTTGCTAAGTTTAATCCTTGAGTTCTAATATCGCTAACAAACTTATTAGATTTTAAAGAATCCTCAAAACTAAACTTATATTTATTTACTGTATTCTTTGTAGTAGTAGAATCCTTAGTAAGTTTATTAATAAAACTTAGCTTATTTAGCTTATTAGTCTTATTGCTAAACTCTACTTCTGTTATCTCATTTTGCTCATAGTCAATTTTGTATGATACAATCCTTAAACTATCCTGACCTACTACATCTCCATCAAAGTAGAATATATCCCCTTCTTTTAAACTATCTACATTATACTTTCTATTCTTCTGTAGTAACTCTCTAAAAGATTTAATGTCTAAGGTGAAATTAATTAAGGGTATATTTTTATCTTTTAAGACTTCTTTTGCATTATTATAAAGACTTAAAGAAGTGACAGCACTATCATCGTTATATTCTTCTTCTATGATATATTCATTTAATTCATCTAACTCATCGGGAGTAAATATATTACTATTCTCTTTTCTTACGCTCTCTCCTAGTTCCTTTAACTTTTCTTCTATCTCAAGTATTTTAGTATTAGTTGTTCCGATACTAGAAACTATATCTTCTATATCATTTTCTAATGCTGTAATTTCCTTTGCAATTATCTCTGTTTTTTCCTTATCTTCATCTTTGATATTGCCACTTAGTAAATCTCTTTTCTTTTGTATTTCTTCCTGCTTTATTTCTAAGTTAGTATTTAATTGCAATTTGCTACTTTCTAATTCATCTTTTTGGTCTTTTAATGCATTATATTTTCCATTTAAACCTTTAATATAACTAGAGTATTCCTCAATTTTGCCCTTTAAACTTTTAGAAATACTATCCGAATCGATTAAATATGTAAAGTCTTCAATATAATTTGTATTAAAAATATGCTGTTCTTTTATGCTTAAATCATCTAAACCTGTAACATTAAGCCTAGTAACTATATTTTCTACATCTTCTTTTATATTTACAGTTTTAATAAGATTTTCATAATCCAAATACATAGGAGCTTCCTTGCCAAAACTATCTCTAGAATAAACATAGATAATCTTATTGATAGTATCAAAGTCAAAATAAACATTAAAAATAGGCTCTAACACTTCCCTTAAGAAAGTTAGAACCTTATTATTATCAGCCTCTATGTATTTGTATTCTACATTATCTATTATACTTTTATCAATCTTATAAGACCACCCTGTAATCTCCTTAATATAATCCATTATACTCTTTGATTGGTGAGTATCATTAGGAAATAATATATAAGTACTCCCCTCTAAACTAATGTTTCTTTTCTCCAAAGTCTTTTCAAAAGAATAAGCTGTAAACGTCTTATAATCATTTTTCTTGTTCGCTTCTTTAACTTCTTCTATATCTTCTATTATATAGCGATCTCTATCCGTAATAAGCTGTCTTTTCCCTTTAATATCATCATAGTAAGGATTAACGCGATTATTACTTAATACTTTACTTATCTTAAAGCTTATCTCATTACATTCATCATATTTCTTTACCTCATTTAAAATGTAATCTGAAATATCAGCTATAGGCTCATATTTATTTTTGTATAGAGTAGCTTTTCCTTCTATCTTCTTCAACTAGAAACCTCCTCTCTATTTATTGTAAATTAAATTTCTCCTGCCACTTTACTTGTACTTCTATCTTTCCATCAGAATCTAATGTCAAAGTATTTTTTCCACTTCTTAATTCCATCCATTTTCTCTTTAGACATTTGTATAAATTTATACCATTATCAGCTTCTATCATTCTCAACTCATTATCTATCCTAATTCGTTTAACACTAGTTGGTATATCTTCAATCAGCAAACCTAAACCATTTGAATTATTAATAGATATTCTAGTCATTGGCTCTTTTATATCGATAATAAATTCAGGATATACTTTTAAATTAGCAGAGCTTTTATTATAGACTTCAAATTTATAAGTCCCCTTAGCTACTCTACTATCAACTTTTAAAGCACCAAATGAGTAAGGTTCTCTTAATTTAGCATTCAAACTTATATATCCTTTTTCAGTTAAGTTCTTAGAATAAACTTCACCTTGAGTAAAAATAACATTATATACTCTGCCATCTATGTATAAGACCTTATAATCATCTAAAAATAACCATTTACTTATATCCTCTAATTCTTTTTTAGTAAAAGATTCTGTTTCTAATCCATTTTTGTTAATTTTGGCAATAGTCAAAGGGAGTTCAATTTCAGCATCCTCATACCCTTTATAAAATCCGTTTTCATTTAATATATTTTTTGCATGTCCAAAGATAGATTTTCTTCCATCTTCCTCTGTTTCAACAACCATTATTTTATCCCACATACTGTCTCTTCCATTAAACACAAAATACTTTCCACTTGTAAAGTTCATATTGTTTCACCCTCCACTTTTTCTTTACTCTTTATAAAAATAAATGCCAACTAATTCATTTTGCTTAATATTATTTTTATCCATAATATCTGCTAATTCTTCTAATATATCTTTTTTATTATTTATAACAAACTTTCTGTTAGAAGTTTTTAAAACTATTCTCATTATCTTTCACCTACCTTATGATAATGAGTAGGTATATCTTCATTTTCCTCATAAACAAATTTATGTGTGTCCTCATTTAAAACATCTCTTTTATTGCTTACTAAATTATTTCTAAGGTATATAAAATCTTTTAAATCTACCATTCTAGGCTCTTCGCCCTTTATTGCTCTTCTATATTCCCTATTAATTGCAACGATTGCAATATTGTATGGAAATACAAATTCTACCTTTCCATCTTCACATTTTTCTACACTAGGCAATATATTACTTTGCAAAGCAATATAAGTAGCATTATTAACACTTGTAACTCTAAATTTTCTCGATTCTTCCATCTTTCAACACTCCTCTTAATTAAAATTCTAGGCACAAAAAAAGCACCACATCAACCTTCTATTTAGAAAGCTCATATTGTGCTTTTAAAAAATAGTTGGGAGGATACCCCCCTCCCATCATAAAAATTTAGACTAGTTTTATGCTAGTCTTTTTATTATGTAAAAAGGTGTTAAAATTCATATTTTAGAAATAAATTAAAATGATAAATTAATAAATATATTGATTTTAATAAATTCATAACAAGTATTATATTGGTACATTAATTTCATCTTCTTAACTCTACTTATTCGCTTATAGATGCAACTACTATATTAAAATAAGTTTATATTAAGGCTGCATAAGAGAAACTAATATAAAAATAGAATACTTATAACGCTACATTACGCAAAAGTATAAAATAGGAAGGTGAATATAAAGTGCAATGTAGCTTTATAAATATTCTTTAAATCCGATTTTTCAGCACTTTAGGGTAAATCGGGAAACCAAAATAATAAATAGAGCGATGGCGTTTTAACCACAGAAAGGAAATTACCTATCTTATACCTGTATATGGACTGCCCTTACTAAGTTAAGCAAATGTGCAAGGAGGTGGCTGGATTGGCTACCAACAAGTAACTTAGAACTTTTTGAATGAGATTAGAATATTGATCCAATCAAGCAGATTAAACATCTATTTTTATCCTTTGTAATAGGTGATTAAATGAAAAGATTTTTTTCTTTCCACAAACTCTAGGCAAGGAACGGTTTAGTGACTTGCTAGAGATTGGTTCTAGTTATATCTTTTTAAAAACTGAATTTTATTGCAATAAAAAGAACTATCCAAATAGATAATCCTTATATAAAATCAAGTTTAGTTTTTAATTAAGCAATAATTTCCACACTATATTTATTATAATTCTTTCAAATAAATAGCATCTATTGAAACACCAATATTATCAATAGTGCAACTATTTACCTTCAAATATCCTTCTTTCTCTAATTTCTCAACACAACGTTTATCTTCTGCGTATGACCTTAAATCACCACAAATATACATTGCAATAATTTTTTGGTCTATTCCATTATTATTTTCTTTAATAAACTTTTTCACATAATTCATTCTATCCATACCCTTTACTCCCTTCATTTAATATTAACTTACCTTCACCACTTCCCTCAGTTACTTAAATATTCCACAAAAGTTTTCCAATTCCTTCATAATATTAAAATTTTATTCACATTTATTAATTCCCCCATTTAGGTGAACCATTATAACTAATAGTTAGAGTCCTTTATCCTAATAACCACTCTTACTTTAACTACGAGTCCTTTAAACTAAAGACAATTAACCAACCACTATATCCTTCCAGTCTCCATCTCCTTGGTAGCTATAGTTAATATCTAACTTCTTAAGTAAATTAATAAGGCTAATTTTACCTCTATTTATAGCTCTAAGTTTATTAAATAAATCAATTTGGTGTTTCTTATCTAATACATTGCCATTCTTATCTATATAATTCTCTATTATTTTCCTAGATGCATCTAAAGTTTTATCTACTTCTCCACTTTCTATTTTTTCTATTTCTTCTAACATTCCATTTACTACAAATGCGATGTTGCTTATGTCACCTTTAACCTTCATTAACTTTTCTTTAAACTCTTTTAAATCTTCCATACTTACTACTCCTTTCTCTACGAGGTACTAACGCCCTCATAAATTCGGTTGTTTAAATAGACAAACAAAAAAAGGCAAGTGTCGGTAAACCTCCACTAAAGCCTTTCATTATTTATCTATTTAGATTGTAATTTTTTCTTTGTTTTATCTTTAGACCCTTTAAAAGTCTGCAAGCCATTGGTATTACTAGCTTATAACCACTTTTTTTCAATTCTATTTGTCCCAAATTAAGGGATTTTTTAACTTTCTTATATTAGTAATATAGTAAATCCACTTTTCCCCTAAAAACGGTACAAATAGAAACATAAAAATACATCTCAAACCACTGGTATCACTAGCTTAGATCGTTTTTCAAAGGTACTAATATTTAAACATATATTTAGTCTTTCTTAAACCTTTAACAGTTCCTATTTTAATTCTATTATCTTTTAAAAACATATTGAACTCATCATTTTCCAATATCTTGTCAAAACTTTTCCTTCCAAAATCCGTAGCATCCATTATATCAGATACAGTAATTCTTTTTTTATCCCATTCATTTAAAATCCAACTCTTTAAATTCTCTATATTATTCATGCTCCTCACCTCTTTTACACTATCTTTTTTTAACTCTTCATTTTTTCTAAATATATAAGTAGAATTATTATCACTTTTTACTATGTAACCACTATTAATTAAATCTCGTTTAACAGTTTTCCAAATAACCTTCTTATCCGTAAATCCTTTAATTCCGTATTGAAATATAATTTCATCTTTTAATGCTTTAGTTAACTTAACACCTATATATTTCTCATCTATTATTTTCATCCAAGGCAAATATATTCGTTCACTCCTATAAGTTGAGTTTCCTATATATGTTTCTTTTCTTACTAATTCTCCATATTTAGCTTTTTCATAAATATATCCGTCACCATCAAAAAGTGTTTCTAAACAACATAAATAATCTATATCTTGTCTAATTCTATGCCTAGCTTGATACTGCTCATCTTTATCAGATACATCTATTAAGCATATTTTAAACGCCTTATCTTTTAAATTCCATCCTGTTTCATACGCCCCGTTAACTATAAGTACATCAACATTAATGTTCTGTTCTTCATCCTCTTTGTATTTTTTAGTTAATAATTTTCTTAATTCTAATTGTCTATCATTCATGGTAGGAATAAACTCTTTAACTACTTCTCCCCATTCATCTACAGTAATATTATATTTTCCATTGTTTACACTACACAGCCATTCAGCCTTGATATTGTTATTGGTAAACCATTGTTTATATTCTTTAGATTTTCTAATTGTTTTGGTGTAAATATACATTTTAAATCCTAACTTTTTCATTTTTGAGTAATTTAATGTCTTTATTATATTAAATGTATTATTAGTATAATCTGGTTCAAAATTATGAGTATATAAATTTTTTCGCTCTTTACTAGAGAAAATCATATATATATCAGCATATTTCCCATACTGTTGCATAAAGTCATTTATTGGCTTTGGAGTTCCAGTTAATCCTATTACTAGTGATCTTTTAGTTATAAAGTCAAGTTCATCAATTAAATTTACATATTCACCATCATTAGAAAATACTTCATTTCCATCTTCATCTTTATATCTATTATGTTTTTTACAATATTTAAAAAGATTTTGAATCTCATCACAAATTATTATATTAAAATTATCTGTAATAATACTTTTATCTTTTTTAATGTAATAGCCAAGAGAGGAATATGTCATTACTTTAATCTCTCCATTATCCTCTGCATTTAAAATCTTAGATAAATCATTAAATTTCTTTGAATCTATAATAGAGCCTTTGCTAAACCTAGCTGTTATTTTATCATTCTCACTTAACACAGAATCTTTTAGCATAGTTGTATCACACACGTATAATATCTTACTTAATCGTAAATCATATGATAGTTTATCTCTTTCAATAGGATTCTCTATATATTTACTAGTTTTATCTAAAAAATCACCTAAGATAAAGCTAGTTTTACCACAACAAGGTGGAGCATTAACAATATTTAATCTATTATATTTAAATTTCTTTTCATATTCCTTAAAGGCTTCATTTAATCTTAACTTTTTACCCATAAATTCATCAATCCTTTCAATTCAATTTTATCTAACCCTTGTACACCACTTATCATATAACTGTTGCGTTTCTGTATCATTAAATACAAAAAATATCTTTCCAGTTTTCTTATGTATTTGTGGCCTTTCTTTTGGCATAACTCCATTCTCCATATAAAAATAAGCTTGTTGCCAATTAAAAATCATTCTATTCATTTCTAATCAATCCTTTCATTCATAAATTTGGAACAAGTTCTTATTAATAAACCTGTTCCACTAATTCAAGGTAAGGAGGGAGTTATCCCTCCAAAACCACTACTAGAAACTAACTTCTAAATAATTCTTGCTTTTATTGACTTCTTTAACTTTTATAACTTGTCCATCTACCACTTTATCAGTATGATCTTTAAAGATATAACCAACCTTTAAACCATCTGCACTTCTATAAACATTATAATTAATGTATTCTTTATTCTTCTCCACTTTTATTAATAATTCATCTGTTATCTCTAAGTCATTTCTATTTGTAAATTTAATAGTATTTGCCTTATCAACTTTTTTAGATAGATTAAATTTTGTTTCTGAAAACATATCTTTAATGCGTACATTTGAGAATAATTTTTCTTTTGTATACTTTGAAAACATCCAATCTATTTCTCCATCATCACATTTTTTGTATTGATATATATTTTCCACAATAGGCTCATTAGATTTATTTCTTTCTAATATTTTATTTTGTACTGTTCTCCACAAAAACACTTCAATAAATCTAACAGTTGGTTTAAGCTGCTTAATAGTTGCCACTACATCATTATCAGATATATTAAGTTCATCAACTCTTTTTATGATTGTATAATCTACAGTATCAAGTTCTTCATTTTCCGCTTTAGCATTTAACAGAGAATTTCTAATACCCTTGTAATCTTCATAGATTTTTATTAAATCTTCGCTAACCTTTCCATTTTCAGCTTTATAATCCATTGCTTTTACTAATTTACTAGCATTCTCCGAACCTGATATAGTATCGTATGTTTTACTTAAAAGTTTTTTATTTATATAGAAACAATAACCGTCCATCATATTACTGTTCTTTTTTACTTTTCCATCTTTACCCCAATGCAAAATATCTTTACATTCATCTATTTTTCCTTTACCCTTGCAACTACATTTACCTAAAAGGTGCATAAATACAGGCTTTTTTAGTATTTTATAAGTCTTTAATTCGTCTTGTAGGTATTCAGGAATTGGTTTTAAACTTTTGGGCATATCTATAGCGAGTTGGCTTGCCAGTAAGATACTAAAATATTTTTCTTTATTAGCTAAAAACAGTTGAGTTATAAATTCTTTCTGTTTATCTTTACTAAAGTCCTTAACTTGTTTCCACTTTTCTTTATTACTTAGCATTTCATTAATATTAGCTTTAATTTCAGCTCTTTTTATTTTTAATTCTTCTTTTTCAAATTCAGATAAATTAATTCCATTATTTCTACAATACGTTTCAACTAACATATTCCATGTATAAGCTTTCTTTTCTTTAAAAACCCAATTATCTAAGGAAGTACATACAGCATTAAGTTTAGCGTTACTTATAGCAATCTCTCCTATTAAGTTACCACTAGAAGCTAATATATCTTTATATAATTGTTCCCTAGTAAATAAGTGTGGTACTTTCTCTCCATCTGCTTTATTAATAAAAGGACTGTCTATTTCTACAATAGAATCATATAAAATATCGTTTTTAACAACTCCGAATCCATCTCCATCAAGATCTGCTGTTGACATTAAAAATAATCTATTATCGAAACCGTTAAAGAATACTATTTCAGGGGTGTAGCCTTTTAACCATTTGTCTAAGGTATCATTTTTAACTAGTTCAACTTTTTGCAACTCTTGGAATAATGCTATTGGATTACGGTACATAACTCTCTTGCCTTCTTCTCCTGCAATGTAATATTCGTTTTCCTTTAGTCCATTACCCCCTCTATCACCTGTTAAAAGATAGTTACAATAAGTTATAGGATCTAAAGCACCATACTTATATCCACCTTCTAGACACATCTTGCCACCTGCAAGTAGCTTTAATTGTTCTTTTATTAATCTAGCTACCTGCCTTTTAATTCTTCTCATTTTTAAAGCATCTTCTTGTAAATTAGCTAATAAAAAGTGTAATTTTGTACTAATGGTGTACTCATAATCTTCACTATTTTCGTCTACCTCTTCTGCTAAATCTCCTATGAATAACCTAACAGCATCTATATCATTGAAATCTAACAATCTATTGTAATAATCTATAGTCCTTTGAGCCATTTCTATTAATTCTTTTATAGTTAAATTTGTGTTTTGTAGTAGTTGATAGTTTACCTTTAAAAAATTCTTTAAGTCATTTATATCCTTAGATACTTTCGTAACATACAAACAATCTAAAACATCTCTATAAGGATTATAGAACTTGTCTTCATATTCCTTATTCAGTTCTTTCATGGAATTCCAATTGCCTATCCATTTCGCTTGACTTTCGTTAAGTAGCAAATCTATTTCTTCAACATCATGCCATTCTCCAAATATATCCTTAATGTAATATGTATTATCTTCTTTTTTAAAACTATTATTATCTTCCTTATAATTCTTCTTAAAGTAATCTGCAAAAGGGAATCTTAATGCTAATCCTTTTATAGCTAGTCCTTTATAATGGCGAATTATAGCAAAGTCGGGGGTGTACCCCAACTTTAACTCTTCTGCGATAATGTTAGCCATATTGTCAGACATTAGTCCTCCACCATCATTTAAAGTAAATTCTCTTTCTAATTCTTCTTGCTTATATTCCTTATCTTCTGTTAGAATAGTGTAACGATCTTTTTTTAAGTAAGTGGCTTCAGGTACAATTACTATGTTGCAAGCATAGTTAATTTTGTAAGCACTAGATGTTGTTAAGCCAATACGGGCAACAATATCTTTTACCAAGCAGAATGTATCTTTACCTTCTTTTTGTGCTAATTTGTTGCCACTTACCATTTTTTCAAATACTATTCTAAATTCCTCCTCATCTTTTTTTATAAAGTAATATTCTAATTTATAATTACCATTATTACTTTTTTCTTCTTTCTTTTGCATACTAGGAGATGTAACTAACGGAACATATATATTATCTTTATATGTAATTCCATTTATTAATTTATCTAAAGCAATTTCCTTATCTGCATCTAATATTACTTTTATTATTCCATCTAATCTTTGACTATTTTTAAACTCTTCTTTCTTATAAACCTCGTATGCTCTTAGCATAAAATTCTCAGGTAGTGAAACCTCTTTTGTAAACTCTCCATTTTTAACATAATCAATTTTTAACATTTTACTCTTCATTCAAACACCCTTTCTTTTATAAATTTCTAATAGCTAATTCTATCCACTATCTTGTTATTTTCATCTATAAAGACTTCACCAACAAACATACTATCTATTTCATCAGCCCAAACGCTTCTAATGTTTTTATTAAGTAGATGTTTTCTTTCTTCTACATAATCCTTCTTAAAATCCTCATCAAACTCTCCACTCTCATCTTCTAAAAGTTCTTTAATAGACTCATCCAAAGAAGTTATTTCTCCTGTTAGTTCATAATCTTCTAGTTCTCCGAATTCATATTCTTCTCTTACATCTTTTAAAATTTCCTCTATATTTTTAGATGCTATTCCTGTGCTTCTAGTTCTATCTCCTTCAGTTTTCCATCTTAGAATTTTGAATGTAATTTCTTCTTTAGTCCTTGGGTTTCTACCTGTAACAACTTCAGCTTCAACTTTTTCTACCTTAAACCCCATTCTTTCTAATTCTTCTTTTACTTTTAATTCAACATTTTCCATCTCTTAAATTCCTCCCTTTTTAATTATGCTATATTATCTATAAATTCTTCTTCTATAATGTATTTTATTTCTTCTAAAGCAAGTTCTTTGTTATGGAACGTAAAACTCTGCCCTAAATATAGATAGTAAAAATCCACATCTACATCTACATTTCTTTTTTCATCTTTTATTACCTTATTAAGTCTTCTTTCAGCCTCAGTAAGCTCTCTTGTACCTTCATATATTGGGAAAATAATTTTAAAAAAATTTTCTTCTCTAGTTTCCTCTATTATCTTATTTGTACAGAAGTCCAAAACATTGTTTGCTTCTTCTAACCACTTAATACATTCTTTATAAACAGTTATAAACTTATTACTTTTATTTATAGCTAATTTATACAAATCCTCATGAAACACTCTATAAGTTAATTCGGTTCCATTAACTCTTATAGAACATCCTCTAGCATTAAAAAATTCTACAAATGTATTAAAAATAGGACAACTGTCTGATTGCACTTTCAAATTAAATTTATATAAATCTTCAAACCAGTCTGCTATGAAACTATGTATTAGTTCGTGTTGGATTACCATTATTAACTCTTTATCGTATTTCTTTTTATACATTTTTTTAACTAATATATCCCTTATAACTATTTCTTCTTTGCCTTTAGAATAACTTCCTAATGCATTATCCATTTCTTCTAAAGTTCCTGTTCTAAATGTTAACTTATCTAAAAATGCAAAATTACTCCTTGAATATGGAAATGCTATTTTTCTTAATCTTCTGTCTGCCTCCTTTACATGTTTCATTAAATAATTTCTTTCATCCATTCTCTCCATAATTTCTCTCCCTTATAATTACTTTTGTTTTAATTTGCTTATATATTTGCAAGTTTTATATTTCCATAATTCATAGGCAATCAAAATGCTGTAAAATTCTTGATGTTATATGCTACTAACTATGAAAATACATGAAAATAAAATTTTTATTATAAAAACACTTGCAAATATATGATTTTTATTGTAGAATCTAAATATAATGATATAATTATATCTTGTTCTAGGTATAGTTATACCCTATTTTATTTTACAATGTCAAAATTTTCTCGTTAGAAATTATCGACAAAATAAATCATGAAACTACATATGCATTTTAATAGCCTTTAGAGCGATTCTAAGGGCTTTTGTTTTTAGGCATATACTTACTAGGCTAAGTATGTAGAAACGATTCTAGGGCGTTTTAACGCACATAAACGTTGTATATTTGACCTAACTATTATCTAGCCTAACTTTTAGGGTATCGATACTATCGACATCCTAATTAATAGCCTTCTCTTTTATAAAATTATCTATCTTTTCTAAAGTATTAATATGTAGGTCTTGCTTATTATTTTTAAACCTAGATAAAGTTTCCCTGCTTATATTTATTCCTTTTGCTACAAAAGATAAAGATGATCCATACTTGCTTAAATAGTTTATTAACTCCTCTCTAACTTCTTCCTGCATTATAAACACCTCCTTTCTAATTAATATCGTGATAGTGTGATAAAAAAATATATAAATGCTAGTTTTCTCACCATATCTAGTTTTTAGGAGATTACACTTTTTATCTCTTATAAATGGCTTGGTTAAGCCATTTTGTTATACTTCTGAATTATTCCTTCTCTTTTGTTTTTTATTAAATCCTTGCTTTTTTTGTCTCTATTCATTTATAGAATTTATAAAAACACAAAAACAACCTTTAAACCTAGTGTTTACCTATGTTTAATCTATTTTTTGTGTTTTTAATTTTATTTACAACACCCCACAAATGGCTCAACCATGCTAGATTTCGGCATTTTACTTTTCAAACAATCGCTTTCTATTTTCTACTGTTTTAAGATTACTTTTAACAGAGACGGGTAACAGAGTACAAGTTTACCGTCTTAGTAGTTCTTTATATAAGTTTTTAATTACTATATTAATCATTATTAAGTATTATGTGCGAGTAGAAGTGTTTATTATGTAGAAAAAGAGCCTTTTAGACTCTAATTTTATAGCTGACTTAATAAGAATACTTGTCCATCCGTTAATGTTACTAGTGCAGAAACATCGCCAATTTCTTTAAATTTTGCTACTTTACCAATTAATAAATTATACATTTCTTCGCAAATTTTCTTTTCTCCATTGACTAATACTTCTGTGTTGTCTATCTCCATAGTTCCACCTGCGTTTAGTAAAAAACAAGCTGTGTCCAAATCATAATCATCATTAAATTTTAATTCTCTTTTCATAATAATCTCTCCCTTTTTTATAATAAATTTAAATATTTTTCGTAATTTAATATTGTATCTTCTAGTCCATTCTTACCTAGCCAAATACCATATTGGGTATATAGTTCCCTTAAGTCTATAAATTCTCTTAAAGTATTTGTTTCCCTAACTTCTTTTGTGTTAAGATTAATAACTCGTCCCATCCAATCACCTCTTTCGCTCAAAATAACGTTTTTCGTTACCTTATATTTATATTGTAATATCGTTTTTCGTTATTGTCAATAACTATTTTAGTTATTTTTTAACTTTTACTGTTTTTTATTAACGATAAGTGTTACAATATAAGTGAGGTGAATTATATGAGTATAAAAATTAAATTAAGAATATTAATGGCTGAAAGAAATATAAAGCAGAAAGAACTCTCTACCGCTACAGGCATAAGACCTAACACCATATCCGATATGATAAATGATACATACAAACATATAAGCAAAGAAAACTTAGATAAATTATGCAAGTATTTTAATTGTGGAGTTAATGACATAATAGAATATATTAAAGAATAAAAAATATAAAAAAGATTACATCAAATCTAAGAATAAAAAATATAAAAAAGATTACATCAAATCTAAGAATAAAAAATTTATTTGATGTAATCTTTTTTATATTTTAAGGCAATACTGGAGGCATATTAAATCCTAAATCACCAATTTTAATAACTTTATTATATAAAAACTCACTAAAAACTGATTGTTTTAAATCATATCTTCTACTGTATTTAGTAAGCTCCCATTGTTCAATTAATGCCCTTTCTGCATACCTTAAACAATTTCCAATCACAGAGTTTGCTGCCTGCCTTCTACTTATATTACTTTCTTGATAATATTTAGTTGCATTAGCAACTCCTCTATAAATTATATTATAAATTTGAGAGACAGAAAAATTTTTAAGCATTTCTTTAAATACCAATACCGTCTTTTCTCCTATTGAAAACTCAAATTTAACACTCTCCATTTGATATAATAAATATTCCAAACATTCCTCCAATGCAATTTCTTCCCATAAAGCTAAAGCAACTTCTTTATCATTTTCACTTAATTCACTAGGATTTAAAATCTTATCAATATCTTCTATATAATTATCTGAATTTATATTTATAACATATTTCACCTTATTCATATAATATACATATGGAAATTCACATTCTTTATCATCTTGAACGAAAGCATCCATATTGGAATCAGGACTAACAACAATTATCCCTCTTTTATTAAGTACACTAAATATTTCTTTGAAATATCTTCCAGTCGGAGCTAACTTGTTATCACATTCTTTTAATGGATGTATGTATTTTAAATCTTCACTCCCTGCACATTTGATTAAAGCTCCTAAACACACCTTTTCTCGAAATGTTAAACTTTCATAATTTACAGATGTTTTCTTTTTTATGTCGTACACTTCTTCTATAAGCTTTCTTTTTTTCATTTGTATTACTTTTTCATGCTCTTCTCTCTTTATTTGCATAATTTCTTTAATCTCTTTGCATTTATTGCAATTACATAATGGACTATCTTTGTGTCCACACTCTTTGCAATAAGCACAACTTCTTACAGAACTATTTTTTGACTGTCTATCTTTAATCATATACACACCACAATTAGGGCATAATAAATCCTCACAAACTATAGGAGGGAATAATTTATATAAACATGATGCTGGAACATCTAACTTGTATTCCAATATCAACTCACTAGGTTTCACGCCACTATAATATTTCTCCATCACCTTGTTCAAATCTTCCTCAGATAAATTCTTTAACTTATTTTTTATCATATTATCAACTCCTTCCATTTAAAGTAATTGTATCATCTAATTTATTGACAAATCAATATTTTGCATTCGATTAGCAATCCACATACTGCTTACCTTACAGCCACATTTGTAAGTACATCTACAACTAAACTAACGTAAATTACTCCTTTCATTAAATTTCAAAGTTATTAGACTCCTTTAAGTAAAAAATTAAGACTAAGGAATTTAATCCCTAGCCTTTAGATAGTAATTATAGTATTCTTCTTTTGTGCATCTCTTCTTATAGTATTTTTTATGCTTTATTCTTTGGTAGTAGAATTTGCTTACTAAGTTATAGATCCTATCTAGCATAATCTTACCTCCAAATTATTTATATAAAACACTTGCAATCTAGTAGCGAAGCGTTATTATGTTCTGGCACAGGTAGAGAATTGGATATAAGAAAGCCGTAAATTAACGACTTTTCTTGCTTATATGTTCCGTTTACAGTATATCGAACCATTAACAAGCCTTACTAATTGTTTCTACTATCTATACACCCATAGCATTAGTAAGGTAGCACAATGTATATTCCTCCACCTTAATATTTAAAGTCCTTTAGGCATTGGACTTAACGTAATTAATAATTATGTATTAATTACGACCTTAATTTATGCATCGACTAGGCTATCTACTAGAATTATTTATAGTAGCTCTAGTGCCTAGACTACTAACCTATACTTCTAATTTAGAGTATAGTTAATAAAACCTTGCAAATTTCCTATTTTTTTGATACCATTAAGTTGCGGTTTAAGGTATCTCCAAGTGAGATATGCAAAGAATTATTAAACAATATTCAATTGTTATGTAGGTATTGGCGTACCTACTATTTTTTTGTTTATTTTTTCATGTTCTCTAAAGGGCTATAATTTTGGTAAGACCTTCTTAAATCTTCGTCTCCCAAGTCTAAATAAGCACGTTCTGTTACTGTAACGCTACTGTGTCCCAGTATTTTACTTAGGGAATATATATCTTTACTTGCTATTAAAAATCTTCTAGCAAAGTTATTTCTAAGTGCATGAGGGGTAATAGTTTTGTCTATTTTTGCTCTAGCTAAGTAACATCTAAAATTCCTTTCAAAATTTGATGCTGTTAAAATAGAATTAGTTCTTTGAGTTGGGAATAATAAATCATTCTCTTGTACACTATCTTTATATCTAAGCCATCTATTCAGCAACTTAGCCATCGTATTACTAAAGAAAACTACTCTATCTTTCTTCCCCTTATTTATTTCTGCTGGAATCAAAATAGTTCTTCTTATTAAATCAACGTCATTTGTTGTAAGATTTAAAGTTTCTGTCAATCTCATCCCAGTATCAAATATCAAGTTAATAATTGTAAAGTCTCTAAACTCATGGAACTTTGTCAAATCTATAGACTTTATTAATCTATTCCATTCAACATCGGTAATTTGGTCTTTAGCTTTACGTTTTACTTTTATAAATTTTACATTTGAAACTGTATTATTTTTTATAATCAAATTCTCTTCTAACCAATTAAAAAATACTTTTATATTCCTTAAATAGTTATTTAAAGTAGAATCGCTTATCTGTTTGCCGAAATCTTTTCTATTGGCCTGATAATTTTGCTGTAAACTCTCATTATTAGATACATAAGAATATTTACCTCGTTCCTTAGTAAACTCTAAGTAATCTTCTACCATCTCTCTGCTTACTTTTGTTACATCAACAATATTTTTCTCTTCCTCTAAATATTTAGAAAATAAAGTTAAACATTGATAATAACTTTTAATTGTCTTTTTTGACAATCCTTTAAGGTGGCAGTAATCAATAAAATCTTGTATATAAAACTCCATTCCTCTATTCTTTTTACTAATTTTAGGCACAAAAAAACCTCCAATCGATACTCAACCGATTGAAGGTATTTTCATTACATAATTTAGATATATTTATTGATATAAAAGTTAAAATCTACGCCTACTTTTATAGTATTAGTTGGTATAGGATTTTTTAACTTTGGCTCTATTACTGCTA